CAGAATCTGGATCGTTATTAGCCTCGTATCTTGAATAGTTTGCTGGTTTAGTGGGTTTCTCTGGTCTCTGTAAAGTTTCCGATGCTTTCGCTTCTGGTTTCTTCACGAGTGATTGTCCCAAAGTCTCTATAACCTGCGGATTTTCTTGCATATACTTGATTAAAGGACTATAAATTCGATATTCCTCTAATTCTTGTTTTGCTTTTTGAGCTTCAAACGCTAGCTTATCTTTTTCAGATTGCAATGCTTGATACGCCTGCTCTGGCGATAGCTTTTTAGGCTGTGCGTCTTGCGAAGGCTCTTTAACAGACTCTTCACTAAATTCTTCATTAGCGTCTGTCTCAAGTTGCTCCTCAACGACTGGGTCTTCAGTAGTTGGCTGGTCGAAAGAAAAGAGATCTGTATCTTGCTCTTCTACGACTGATTCAGCATTACTGTCTAATTCTTCAGGATTCATTATTCTTCCTTTTATTTATTTATAATTAAATGAATTATATCATTGACGGCCACCATTATTTCTCCTCTCCATTTCCATTAGTTGTTTTTGATGTTTAAATTCATTGTTTAATAGATTTTCATATAGTAAGCTAGATTTTTTAGCTGCCTCTTTAGGTTCTGATAATCCAGACTTAAATTTCTCTACCTCTACCTTCTTCATAAGATGTGATATTTCTCTATCTCTAGTCTGCATATCTCCTTTCAGAGACTTAATTTCTTCCTGTAGCCCTTGAGCTAATCTTTGTAGTTGATTTATCTGCCCAATTCTTTCAAGTACTCCTTCAACGTCAGCAACTTCAGTTTTTACTAAGAATTCCTGCTGATCAATAGCCCCTATCTGCAATAGTTCTTTATAGTACTCTGCAAGAGCAAATCTATTAGAAGGAAGCATAGATCCGCTGACTAAAATAACATCATACTTTCCTACGGTCACATCGTTTATTTTCCCTATTATATTGCCGAAGTCATCGTATAGAGGTTGATTAATACTAAATTCTTTAGTGGGCAGATTATTAGGCTGCACTAATCTAAATACTTTATCTTCTGTATACGTCTTTTGTATATATTCTACAACTACTGATGCTAATGCATTTATTGCACCTTCAATATCTACCCTCTTACTTCTTATCCTTCTCTGTCCAAATTCGTCTAAGGTTATAGTTCCTTTATATGTTTGAGGAGCATTAGATTGATCTCCTTGCATTAATGGGTATATCCCAAGAATTCTCTCTATTTCGCCTATCTTATCAGCTTTATTCTTATAAAGCTCATTAGGTAAAGGAACAGGAGATGCCTGAATAGGAATGCCTATTTCAGGGTCATATTCTAAATAAGCTGCACCTGCTTTATTTAATTCTTTTTCTATATGTGATTTATTAACGCTTCCCATAGGAATCCACCATTTCGGACTCGTAGAGCTTGATGCGTGGGCTATAAGAAGACTTTCTATTTTATTAATTTCTTGCTGAATTCCCCTGACTTTTCTTACATCACTTTGAGGATAAGGAGTTCTATTATGATTATTCATAAAAGTAACTATAGGATAATTACTAATAGGTAAAATTTCCTGGCTATATAGGACACTCCCAATCGAGAGTGTCCTTTGTACTCTAGTCCTTACTATATCTCTTTTAATAAGAACTTCTTTACTTAATAAAAAACCATTATCTGTTATTTCTATAACTCCTTCAGAACCAGGAATAGATCCTTCCATTTCGGGGCCAGGCATAATAGCGGGTTCGCCTACAGGCTGCCCATTTTCATCTAATTCAGGGGGCATAAAGTGAAATCTCCCCTCACCCGCAATAGCTAACTCAATGAATTGCTGGACCTCAGAGTCCTCTGTTATGTATACTACTTTCTTACCTTGATGTGTAATTATAGCAGGTTCTTTTATATATTGTTTAAACTCATCTTGGTCTAGGATTTCTTCTTTATTTTGTGTTGTGTCCCATATATTATAATGGATTTCTTTTACTTTACTATACCTATCAATTACTCTATATCGTGTATGATACATATCACTAAATACATCGGTTTGTCCCTCCATAGATCCCATTAAGGGGGACAACTGATTTGTTTCTTCTGTTCTCACAGCATATTTGAATATCCCCTTTGATTCAGCATCAGGGTAAATGTCTTCTATCTGTTCTCTTGTAAATATCTTAGAAACTATAAGATGAGCTGCATCTCTAGCATAAGGATCTGTTGAGTTGGGATCAATATATAAGTGATATGGGTCAATAGATGATATTTTTATCTCACCTTTACCAAAATCAGCGTAAGGATCGAGATAAACGAACATAACTCCCATACCCTTTACATAGTAATCATCTATAGACTGCTTTAATTTTAGGTTACCTTCTGATTTCTCCCATACATAGGCTAATAAATCTGCAAAGACTTTTCCTGTCTTAGTATCAGAGTCATCTCTTCCCGTAGATGAAAAACGAGGGTTATTGGCGGTAAGCATTGCCTTTGCCTGATCTACTGAGGGGGCAATGATATTTATAACAACAGGGGCTTGATTTGCTGCCTCTAAGGCTGCTATTTCTTCAGATGACCATTGTGCACCTTTACGAAACTCTTCATCCTGTTGAGACTGTTTCTCCCAGGATGTTCTTGATGATTTGTAATGAGTGAAAAGATCTTCTGAAAGGACAACGCTTTTAGGGACTGTATAACTTCCATCAGCATAATCCTCTCTTATTCGCTCTTCTTTGTTCCATAAACTGAAAAATTTCGACATATTGAATCTTAGATTATTATAATATAATGATATTAGATTATCATAATATAATAATACAATGTTCAAATAAGAAAGTCAAGGCAAAATAATATAAAAACATCCTATATTATACTGTCATCCATCCTTTTGGCTCATATTTTTTTTTGGTGTGGAGAACGGCAGGTTTATCTGTTGTATGTATTGCCCCATATTTCTTCTTCATCGCAAGATATAAAGCATCTAAACAATCGTCGTGTTTACCACGAGGATATAGCAATAATTCATCTAGAAGTTCAGTATGTGTTGTTTTGATAAATACCTTCCCTCTTGCAAAGTCAGGCTCTAAAGATTCAAGCCTGTCTGACTTACTGCTGCGAGGCATTTCTTTAATTTCCAGTCCTGGTATAAACATTCCTTCGTCTCTTGTTCTGTCTTTAATGTACTCTCTCAGCATCTCTTGGTATCCTACAGATTCTATTCTGACTTTCTTTGGGTTATACTTCTTAAAGTACTTTATAATTGCATTCCCTAAGTTCAAAGGAGTAACTCGCTTACGAAAATAATCAATGACATAAACATCTTTTTCAGCATCTACTCCGATTACCATAATTACGGAATAATCAGCTGTTTGTTTTGTTGAAGATGCAGGGTCAATTCCTATGAATATATTTATAGGGATTTTCTTTGGTTCAGGATAGGCTACTCCATCACGAGATTCTAATATAAGGTAAGACTCTTTTTGATCATCCTTCTCTATATCTCCGTTATAATATTTTATATACTCTGATTTAAAGAGTTGATCTTCATCGCCTGTAACTTCACACTGTCTTTCCATATACCATACCGATACCCTTCCTATCTCATCTAAACTGTCTCTCTCCTCTTCCAAAGCTTTAACAGACTTCATTTCAGGCCAAAGCGAGTACTTAGCACCATTTTCATCTACATTTAAGTAGCTGGATCTTAAAGATGTCCAGTCGCTTGCCCCTTCTAATGTCATAACCATACAACGTTGATGTAACGGAGTTCCAATAATGATTATTCTTCCGTATCTTGTATCTAAAGCAGGTAAGGCCCCTCTCAGTAACCATCTTAAATTGGTCTCCATAGCTTCCGATGTCTTTGTATTATGCTCATCTTCAGGGTCATCTAGAATAATTAAAGTAGGACGAATTCCTCCAGGATAGTTCAATCCTCTGATAGGCTGCCCCATTCCTCTTGTTATTATAGAAGATCCATCCTTAAGGGTAATCTCGTCATTACGCCAGGTTCTGCTTGTATGTTCCCCCCAGTTACCGAAGAGATATTTAAAATCAGGGGAAAAGCTTATAGTATCTTTTATTGACTGTAGCCTGTTAATTGAATGTCTTTGTGTTTTAGATACTAAAACCACTAATTTTGGCTGGCCTATTTCTTCCATAAAAATATGATATAAAGGATACTCTTCTCCAACAAGAATAGACTTTGCTAATCCTCTGGGGATTACAATGTTTATTTTTTTCTTACTATGATCTAAAACTAAACTTTCTACTTTGTAGTGAATTGGCGAGGGAGCAGCCCAATGAGCTTTAGGGCGTAAGACCTT